GTGTTGTGCGATAAAGTCCATGTTGTTGGGTTTAGATGCTTTCGGTGAACCAACCGTTGTCGACCATGTAGTCGTGGTCGCGGACGGTGGCGGTGCTTGGAATGATTTGGGAGAACGTCACCTTGTCGCTCGACTCGATCAAAGAGCGAAGGGTGGCTACCTCGTCGGCGGGCACTTCAGGGAAGGCACCCACAAGGCGGTCGAGGTCCACGTCGTCGTGGCAGTAGATGACCCAGTCCTCGTCGATGTGCATGGCCCAGTCGCCCCCGTCGGGGTGCTCCACGAGGCCGAACACTGTTCCGTCGGCTTGGTAGTCGTGTTGCATGGCTTCAGGGGCCGTGATGTTGTAGAGCTCGCGGGTGATGAGTTCGGCGCGCTCCTGCGACGTGTGGTCGTCGTTGCTTAGGATGAGAATGTAGCTCATAAGTCGTAGTGGTTTGAGATGTTGCGTTCGATGCCTTCGCGGCGCTCGCTTTGGTCGCTGGAGTAGACGACGACCTCTTGGATGAATCCAGTCATGATGAAAGACCCACCAAGGTTTCCAATGCCAGCGGCGCTTGAAATGCCAGTAACAAGCGGCGTAGTTCCTGCGCTGGTGCCATTGAGGAACGCCTCCACGTCGCCTTGGGTCGCTCCCGCAATCATGGTGTGCAGGTTGTTGAGGGTGTCGGCGGTCGTGTTGATTTTGGCCGAGTCGTTTTTGTAGCCATAGTTAAAGTTGCCGCCGTTGAGGTAAGGGGCATACCAACGCTTGTCGCCTGTCGCGCCACTTAAGCCAAGGCCCATTTGCTGGTTGTCGGTCGTGCTGTACTTCATAACGGCGAAGGACGAAAGGTTGCCAACGTCGAGGCCCGTGTTGTCGAAGGGGAGGTAGGCGGAGCCAGCAAATCGCACGGTTGGTCGCCCGCCGATTTTTGGCAGGGTTCCGTTGCTGTACAAAATGATGGGTTGAGCACTGGTGGTTGCCTGCGTAACGTCGTCGCCGTTACCGCTTTGGTCGTACCACGTCTTGATGTAGCACGCGACACCGTCGCCAAAGGCAATCAAGGCCGCCTCGTCCAAGTTTCCGTTGGAGTCGAAGCCGATGTCTTGTTCGGGGTTTCCGGAGCGATTGGCACGCACCCGAATGGCCGCCCCCGTGTAGTCGCTGTTCAGCTTGCGGAGGGAGTAGGCCGCATGGGCACCCCCGTAGGCGTCAAGCAACGGCGCGTCCTCGACTTGGTAGGCTCCCGAGTGCAGGGCCATGTCCTTCTCGATGTCTTCGCGGTTGGCCGACTGGTCGGTGTTGTAAAGCACCACCTCGGTCACCTTGCCGTCAAACAAGTACGTCGTCCCTGTGGGGTACGTGCTGATGCCAAAACTGGTCCACGTTGTAGTGTTTGCCCCTTGGTGAACGACGACGGCCCCGGTGCTGTGTTCGCCCGCGTTCGTGACAAGCGCCGTATGCAATTCACCCCGCGTGTTGGTTCCGGGCACCGCAGGTATTTTAACGCCGTTGACATATACCGATGCCGGGTGGTACGACCCCGACAAACTTGTAACGTCTGAGCCGTTTTCCGGCACAAGGCTGAATCGCGCGTTGCTGTCGGGGTCACCGAAAAACACGTATCGAGCGTCGTCGGTTTGGTAGTGCATATACGCGTCAAACCTGGCCTGCCCGTACAGGTCAGAGCTGTCAATGACCAAGTCGTCGTCGCTTCCGTCAAAGTCGAGGGCGGGCTTGCCGTTGACCGTGACCAAAGCGCCGGAATCGTAGATGGTCGGTTGAGCCGAGCCAGCCGACTGGCTTGCGTCGTTGCCATTGCCCGACTGGTCGTACCACTTGTTGACCTTGAGCGAAAGGGAGCCACCGAACGCCGTCAACGTCGCCGTGTCGAGGTTGCCCTGTGAGTCCATGTAGATGTCCTTCTCGGCATTGTCACTGGTGCGCCGCACACGGATTGCGGGGCCGAGGTAGGCCGAACGCAAGAGGCGCAAGCCGTAGGCCGCCGCCGCGTCGGGGTACTTGTCGAGGAGCTTGTCCTGTGGGCGTGGGAAGACCTGCGAGCTACGGTAGTCGAGCACCTGAATGGTGTGGTCCGTTGCTTCGCGAATACGCACCCGCTTCACGGCGTAAGGCAACACCCCTTGGTTGTAGATAAGGCGAATGGAAAGCTCCCGTGCGTTGGACCCATCGACCAAGCGGAATTGAATGACGTGGCCCTCGTTCGTGGTGATTTGGTACTTGTCGCCCACACGGATATTGCGGTCGCCCGATTGAGCCGCCACAATGGTCGAGAGCGTGCCGTCAGCGAGGAATGTGTAGGTGAAGTTTGGGGTGGAAGTTCCTTGTCCCTCAAGCACCACGCTGTCCACGGTGCCCGACGCCGCACCGGTGTGCGTGAAAGTGCCGTTGCAAATGCCGGGGACTTGATTGGACACGGGGCCGAAGGTTTCGCTTGCCGACGTTCTCAAGTAGTAGGGATATACGTCGCCAAACGGCACGATGTTGACGAGGGTGTCCTCGCCGCTGTCAAGGCTTGCGAGGTGGCCGTTGACTTCCACGAAGTCCATGCCGTCTTTGCCCGTTATGGTCGAGCGGAGTTTCCAGTTGTTCATGTGAGTGGTGAGTTGCAAGAGTCGTGTTCGTAACCAACGGTCACGGAAAGGTTCAATAGGACGCCGGACAGCACGTTGCTTCCCTCCTCCTCAAGGGGGACGGTCGAGGCGCTGGCCACGTCAAAGCGGTGGGCGAAGGTGAACACCTCCCCACCGCGCTCCATGTCGGCCAAGATGTCCTCGGCGATTTGTTCGGCGTTTGTGATGGCGCCCTTTTGAAAGTCCACCTTGGACTCGTCGTTGGGCGGGTTGTCCAAAATATAGACCTCGAACGAGTAGGTTTTGGAACTGCCTTGATATGTGGCGCCGGTATAAACGAGGTGCAGGATCGGGTAGGTTTCCAGCTTGTCGAGATCCACGTCGGAGGGCGACCCGAAGCTGAACGTCTGCACAAATGGGTTGGCAGCAACGAAGGCCTCGAAGCGGTTCACGATATTGGTGTAGGTGATCATGCGGTGGCTTGCTTGCGTTTAAATTCGAGGTCCTTCAGGAAAGCCAGGTGGGTGAAAACGTGGCCGACCGTGAGTTTGGTGACAGCTTCGACGCGCAGAATGTCCTCACCCGCGAGAGAATAGAGGACAGGATACCACCCCCACTTTTCACTGAAGTCATCGCCTGGCTCTTCGCCGCTTGAATCAAAGAGGACTGCAAAGTGGTCAGAAGTTCGTTTTTGGTAGTCGAAAAAAAAAGCAGGGCACCCGCCACTTGGTCCGCTGGCATATCGAGAAACGGCGTGGGGTCTTCCTTGGCCGTGTAGGCTTCGATCATGTAGCGGTCTCCCACCGATCGGGTGACGGGGCGGAAGAGCAAAGCCATGACCTTGTGCGCGTTCTTCCAAAAGTCCTCGCACAGTTGCTCGGCGTCAATCCACTCGCCTGCGGTGAACTCGTCCCAGTTGGGGACGAAGCCATAGCGCGTGCCGTGAAGCTCGAATGTCTCAAGGTGCCGTTGGGTCTCTGCCTTGCGCAGCGCTTGCAGGTGGTTGAACCCCTCCTGAATCAAAGCGCGCGGCATCTCCCGAAGCTCGTCCCAGTCAATACCAGTCACGGCCCCGACGCATGTCATGGGGTCCTCGCTTGTCTCCAGCACCTGAAGGTCGCGGAGCGTCAAGTCGGCAAAAGTGGCGGGTAGGGACAGCTTCACATTCATAAGACGCAGTTTCGTGGTTTGCTTACGCGCCTAATTTACAAACGTTTACCCGAGGGCGTATTTACCGAAGTTGGGGTTGGTCTGCGTATGCGTGATGGCGTAGCGGCTGGCGTCAATGAAGTGGTTGAACGCATCCACCGGCTCGTTGAGTTGTCGCCCGTTCTTGTCCTCCTTCCATTTGTAGTTCCGGAGTTCCTTGATCCCGTTGACGCTGCGGGATGTGATGCCCAACGGGCGGGAGCGCAGGAAGTCCAACCCTGCCCGGATGCTGTCCCGGCCCTTGCGAGCTGGGTGGACGTTGAATCCGTGCCCGTGGATTTCGTCGATGCTCTTGGGCTCTGCGCTGTCTGCAATGATCATGGTGCCCCGCCCCACCTCGGCGTCGCGCAGGGTTTGCGAAATGGCCGCGTTGGTCAATCCCGTGGCGTAGCACACTTCGTCCAAGATGAAGCCGTGCCCGTCGGTATAGACCTTCACAATCGCTGTGGGGTCATTGGTATAACCGAAGTCGAGGCCAATGTTGAGGAGCTTGTAGTCCGTTGGAATTTGGTCAAATTCCTTCCAATGGGTCAGGATGGTTGCGCGGCTCTGTCCTCTTTGGCCCAATCCATAGACCTTCCAGTAGTCGGGGTCTGCATCTTGGAGGCGCTCGATTTCTGCAACCACCGCATCCGGGAGGTGCGGGTTATCAAGATAGGTTGTTTGAAAAAAGTCGGCGTCCTCCCTCGGAATGACCTCGTCGTAGATCCAGTGAAATTCGTCGGAGGGGTTGTAGTCAATGAGGATTCGCCCCGTGGTCCGGAGGACGAGCTGCCGCCAATCTTCGAGGTTGAGCTCGTTGGCCTCGTTGACAAATAGGATGTCCCGCTTACGCCCTCGGACTTTCTGCGGTTGGTCAATGCTTATGAACTCCACCAGGTTGCCAAAGAGCACGTAGGTGGCTTCGCTCTTGTTGTGGTTGGCGACGTTATAGATGCCCTCCGCCTCCAGGATGGTAAAAAAGTCGCGCATCACCGACGCTCGGATGGCCGGGAAGGTTTTCCGCGCGATGGTTATAACAGCCCCTGCGTTCTCGTTTTGGTGGCAGAGTTCCACCAGCGCCGTCAGGATAGAGTAGGTCTTTCCGCTCCGCGTCCCTCCCTGGTGAACTTGAATCTTGGCCGGCGACTGTTTAACGTGGTAGTATGTCGCCGCTTGCTTCAATCCTCGTCGAGGGCTTCCAGTTCGGCCTTGACCGCTTCGGCAGCCTCTTGGCTGTCATACTGCCCAATGATGGTGGCCTGTCCGTCCTGGGTGCCTGTGACGATGTAAAACGTGCGCTCCTCCTCCGTGCCGTTTTCGGCTACGTTGCGAACGCTTGTGTTGATGGTATAGGTCATGTGGTGGTGCTGTTGTCGTTTCCAAACCAAGAGAGCGGCTTTTTCTCTGCGACCTCGATCTCCTGACGCTCCACATATCCTCGGGCCTTCCCTTTGGTCTTGAGAAAGAAAATGGTGGCCGTAGGGTTGCCGTCTTTGATGAGCTTGTGAAGGTGGCTCTCTGCGAAGTCGAGCGTCCGCCCTTCGATGGCTTTGACCGCGCTTGCGTAGTCGCTGTCTTTTTTCATCCAGTCGTAGTGCGTCGACCGGTTGATGCCTACCGCGTTGCAAGCCGTGGTGACAATACCCAGGGATTTTTCCAGGGCTTCCAACATCGCCTCTTTTTTGGTGTCGGATTTGTTGGCTCTTACTGCTTCCATCACGGTAAAATTAGAGCGCATGGGTCGGGATCGAACCGCCCCCTCCGGACTGGATGCCCGGCGCACCGCCTGCTGTGCTTCATGCGCGTGGTTGGCCTCGATACATTCCGGCTCCCAGTTCCTTGATTTTTTCGAAGGGGATGGAAGGCACGGCGAGCTTGGCCTCTTTGTCAATGAGGTAAATATAACGAAGTTGGTAGCCTGGCAACGGCTCGGCACCCATTTTTCTAAATTTTCCGGAAGACATCCCCTCGTTTTTGAAGTTGGGGTTGTCCAGTGTCTTGTTGGCTACCACAGCGTTTGCCATTTGCTGTAGCTTCTTGCTTGTGCCGTGCGCAGCCATGACCTCCCCGGAAGGAAGACGTACAATGGTTGTGTTTTTGCCGATCTGTGTCAAATGAAAACCCGAGGCCCGGTAGATTGTGCCGTCCCCACATTGGGTTCCGTCGGCAAACGACAGGATCCATTTTACATGGGGTGCGTTCTTTTTGATGAGGCGCAGGCTCACGGCGATGCACCGGCTTTCGGAGTTCTTGGGCAGGATCGGAGCAAAGGCCATCCGGTTCAACTCCAACATCTCGTTCCACTTTTGGTTGATTGTTCCGTTGGATGTCTCAACCAGGGGGAGCACCTTTCTTTTGTCGATCGGGTTTCCATACTGCATGACGCCCCCGAGCTTTCCGTCCAGGAAGGCACCGAAATGGAGAACGCTGTTGTTTACAATCTTTCCGGAGTAGTGATGGCGCTTCACAAACTCGTTGGCCACCTTTGACGGAATGACCTTTACTGTTATGTCCTTTGCTCGACCCATTGTGATACCAAAAAGTAAAGGGCGTTACCGTTGCGATTGTCGTTGCCCATTGTCTCAACATACTTGAACTCTTCCAACTGCTTGGCGTCAGCCAACGCGTTCCTGACGTATTCCGCTTGCTCATCGGCCAACGTGAATGTCAGGCTTTGGAATGGTGGCTTGTCGCCATCGGGTAGGCTGAACTCGTCGGTGAGGTCGTCGCCATCCAGGTCGGGTTGCCAGGTGTCCAAACCCCACTCGTTGAGCTGCCCGGGGTCCCACTCGTTGCCAAGGGCGTCCCAGTCCCACTCACCAAAGCTAACGTTGTCCTTGATGATGAACTGACCGTCCTTGCTCTCGTGCCATTCGCGCACGAAGACGGGCACCTCTTCCAGGCCTGCGGCTTTTGCGGCCTGCAACCTCATGTTGCCGCCAAGAACAACACCGTCCGCGTCAATGACGATGGGTCGCGCTTCAAACATCTCCGGGAACTCCTCAAGGCTTTTGACCAGCTTGTCAAGTTGGTCCTTGCGGATGGCTCGCGGGTTGTTAGGGTTGGTCTTCAGCTCCGCCGTTTTCGCGTATGTCACGGGCCGTGTGGAGGATGGTCTCAAGGGCATTGTAAAAGTTTTCGTCGGCAGAGGCAAAGTCAATGAGGAGCGCCCAGGATGTAGCACACATAGTTGCGCACTCCAAGTTGGCCGTGTCGTCGCCGTTGTTTTTAGATGTGAAAAGCACCCAGTCGTCGCACTGTCCGAGGAGGCGCTTGGCTTTTCGATATGTGAGGGGTTTGTCTGTCATGCTCCGCAAAATTGGGTGTAGGCACCACGCGTTTGGCTGTAGGTTTCCATCAACCACCGGAAGGTACGCACATGATGCACTGCCGTGGCATGGTCGCGGCGCATAACTTCACCAATGGCTTTGTAGGTCCACCCTTGATCGCGCAGAAAATAGGACACCATTTTGCGAACGTCGACCAGCTCGCGCCTTCTCGTGGGGCTGACGATGTCCTCCCAGGCCAAGCCCAGTTCAACAACGCCCCGCTGGCAGCGTTGCAGCGCCTCGTGCTTGGACATGAAATAACCGCCTTGATGGGCGAGGTTGCCCACGGCCAGGTAAAACGATTCACTGGGGATTTGCTTTGTTGTATTCATTCAGTAGTTTTTTCAGGGTTTTGAGCATCTTCCGGTTGCAGCCCCCGCAACTGGTGGCTTGCTCATGGGTGCCCAAGACGCGGTTGTAAAGGTCGGCAAGGTCTTGGTCCGTCAGGCTTTTCGGATCGGTGTCCACCGCATCCACAAACGCTTGCACATCCGCCACGTGCTCTGCCGTGATGACTGCCTCCCATTTGCCCAGGGGGCACTCTGACCATTTGAGGCGGGTCTTGGTCGGCATGTGGCAGCCGCAAAGCTCGGAGTCGGTGAAAGCCTCAACCACTAGGGGGCCGCAACTCTGCGTGCTTTCCACAAAGTGCTCGCAGCCTCGGCAGGTGTTGAGTCTATTTGCCCGGGTTTGTGCGCTGACGGTAAACATGTCGAACTTTTTGTTTGCTCCTGTGGAGCGATTGATAAAGGGTGTCGTGATGGATGCCTGACTCCCTGGCAACTTGCCGGAGGTTGTAGCCGTTAAGATAAAGCCCCAAAACGGTGCGGTCAAACCATGCCAGGTGCCGCGTCAAAATTAGCGCGTTCTCGTCCTCGAAAGGATCGCGGGAAGGCTCGGGGTTGGGCACCTCGATTTCGGGACAATCCAGGTACGTGTAAAGCGCCTTGAAGACGCCCCGCGTGGATTCAATCCACATGGCCTTCCGAAAATATGCGTCGAACTTGTCAATGGGCCGACCAGTGTTTGCCAAGGCATCCACGCAGCGGACGTAGGTGCTGTGGACCAAATCGGAGCCGTCGGGATGGAAGGACCGAGCGCTTGCCACCAGGTCGTCGTAGTTCTTGGTGAACCACGCATCAAAGTCCCTTCGAGCTGCGGAGCTCATCGACGAGGCGTTTGTAGTGGTGATACATGGTCTCCAACTCCGCGCGCGTCCATTTGCGCGTTTGCTTGGATTGAATGAAAAGTTGCTCGGCTTTGCCTTCCCCGAACTGGGCGTCCAGGTTGCGGGCAAAAAGAAACTGTTCACCCGATCGAAACCCGTTGCAGCGTTTACACTGGAACTGAACATTGTCCTCATGCCACCGTGTGCTCATGCACGCCCGGCTCATGAAGTGGCCCGCGTCGACTTCCGACCAATGGCGGCGCGATCCGCAGGTGTAGCACTCGCCATGGCCGGTGTCGTCGGTGGCGCGGAGCCGCACATATTGAGAAAAGACCGCGTCAACTTTCTTGACCATCGCCCCCCGGGGGTTCGTGGTCTTTCGAGTTCGGGTACGGGATGTGCTGCCACCGGCCTCGCTCGTCCGTTTGGACGCGCTTGACTTCGGTTTCCTTTGCAGCGGCTTGTTTCGCTTCACGGCGTTGTTGTGCGTATTTCTCGTAGAGGGCTTGCACCTGACCGTCGTCGAGGTTGTTGGGGGTTCGCTTTTTAAGCTCGCCCCACGTCTCCTCGCGGCGCTCTGCGCGCTCGCCTTCATACTGCTGGAATATAGACACAAGTTCCGGAAGTTTCAACCGCTCGTATCCAGGCTTGTAATGGCCCGTCTTTAGGCGGTGGAAAATGATGGCCCACTCCTCCAACTTCATGGCCGGGAACTCCAGGCGCAGGTGCTCCACCGCGTCAATGATGTCTTGGTCTGCGGTGATGGTTCGGCCATAGTCGAGGTAGCGGAGCGTCTTGGCCACCAGCGCAATGAGGGCGGCTTCGACTGCGGCCTGCGTGGCCGGGTTGTTGTAGGCGGCTTGGACGTTAACGCCTTCACGCCATGCCTCCACCGGATCCATTCGCGAGGCGGCGGAGATGTTGTTCAATGAGTGAGCCGTCCGTTGGACCAGCTCCTGACGTGCCTTTTCTACTGCGGTCATTTGTTTTGAATTGTTTGGTTCGACGCATCCAACCGCGCGCGGCGGCCTTCCAGTCTTTTATTTTTTTGTTGCGGCCCTGTGTCCATCCGTTGGCCTCGTAATAGTCAAAGAAAGCGGAAGCCTCGTCGTCGGACGAACCGCTCAAGCGGAACGCTTCCAAAACCTCCTCCAATCCCTTGGGGCGCGCCTTACTTGTTTTAACTGTTTTGTCTACTGTGTTCTCTATTGTATTAGTAGCGGGTATATTTGGGGATGCTGCGTCCCCATTTTGGGGACTCTGCCTCTCCATTTTGGGGAGGCTGCCTTCCCAATTTGGCGAGTCTGCCTTCCCGGTTTTGGGGATGCAGCCCAACCGCACCGAGCAATGGCGAACGCGGCCGTTGAACGTCACGTTGATATACTGCAGGGCTTCGAGCTTTCGCAGCGCCCGGGCGATGGTGTTCTTGCTTATTCCGTATTCCACCTGGATGGTGTCGTTGCTTTTGTGGAAGGTCTTCCCGTTGCCGGAAAAACTGTCAATCTCTGCGAGCAGCGCCTTCTCTACCAGCGTCAACCTTTGATCCAGCCAAACCGGCGCAGGGATCCACACGCCTCTAAACTCTCGTTCCAT